GCAATCGGAACAGATAAATTTTTACTTATATATTTTGAAGGACAACTTTACGATGTAACACCACTTAAGACTACATTAACATCAGCTACTATTGCAACAACAAATGGATCACCAACTTGTACAATTACAAAAGCTGCACATGGATTAGCTGTTGGAGATATAGTTCAATTAGATTCTGTAACACTACCAGGTGGTACAGGTTTTACTAACACACAATTTGAAGATAAAAACTTTCAAGTAATTACAGTGCCAACAACAGGTACATTTACAATTAATCAAGTTAGTAATGCAAGTGGTACTGTATCAACTGGCGGTAGTTTAAGTATTAAACCTTACGAACCAGTTGGACCAAGAGCACAAACATATGGTTATGGTTGGGGTGTAACTAGTTATGGTAATGGTAACTGGGGTGAAGCAGCAGCTGCATCTGATGTTGCATTAGAACCTGGACTATGGTCATTAGATAATTTTGGTGAAGTATTAATTGCAACTATTGCAAACGGTAAAACTTTTACATGGAATGGTGGAGCAGCAACACCACTTACAAACAGAGCATCTACATCGACAAGTAATTTTCAAACAACAAACAATCCGACAGCTAGTAGGATTACACTTGTGTCACCAACAACAAGACACTTGATTCATCTTGCAACAGAAACAACAATAGGAACCACAACATCTCAGGATGATATGTTTATAAGATTTTCTGATCAAGAAGGTATTAATACTTATGCACCAACAGCTATTAATACTGCAGGCACACAAAGATTACAAGATGGTACAAAAATTATGGGAGCATTAAAAGCTAAGGAGACAATCTTGATATGGACCGACAATGCTTTATACACAATGAAGTTTGTCGGTGCACCATTTACATTTGGCTTTGAACAAGTAGGTACAAACTGTGGACTAATAGGTAAGAACGCTGCAGTTGAAATAGATGGTATTGCATACTGGATGTCACCTAAAGGTTTTTTTGCATTTGATGGTACAGTAAAATCTTTACCATGCACAGTTGAAGACCATGTGTTTGAAAATATCGATACAACAAAAGGTCAACAAATAACAGCAGGCCTTAATAATTTATTTACAGAAATTGTTTGGTATTACCCATCATCTAATTCAGAGTACAATGATAAGTATGTTGTATTTAATTTTGGAGAATCTTCACTTATAAAAATGCCTGGTGGTATATGGTACACAGGAACAGAAGCTAGAACATCATGGATTGATGCAACTATATATCCAAAACCTTTTGCAACAAAATATGATTCTACAGCTACTGGTACATTTCCTGCAATAGTTGGTGAGTCTGGTTTAGGTCAAACAACATTATTTGAACATGAAGTAGGAACAGATCAAGTAAACCCAAACGGTACTACTACAGCTCTTACTTCTTTTATAAAATCATTTGATATAGACTTAGAGTCTAAACAAAGAGGACAAAGAGAAAAACTAGCTGGAGAAGCTTTTCTAGCTTTACGTAGATTTGTACCTGATTTTAAATCATTACAAGGTAATGCAAAGGTAACACTTGGTGTTAAAAGATACCCACAAGATACACAAGTAACTACAGCACTAAGTCCATTTACAATTACATCTTCTACTCTTAAAAAAGATACAAGAGCTAGGGGTAGATTTTTAAATATAAAAATAGAAAACGATACAGCTAGTGAGTCATGGAGATATGGCACATTAAGATTAGATGTACAACCAGATGGTAGAAGATAATGACAAAGATTAGTATTAGATTACCAGAACCAAAAGAAGAATATGATGTATCAAATCAAAAACAAATTAACAGAGCTTTAACTATTATGAAGGATCAATTGAATTCTACATTTTTAGATGAAGTCAAACAGGAGCAGGAACGAGTGTCCTGGTTTATAGGTGGCTAACGTATTTACAAACGCTAAAAAAGACCTGACAACTAATGGAGAAACTGTAATATATACAGTTCCTGCATCGACAACTGGTATAATAAAATCAATAATAGTATCTGAGGACTCGGGGAACGCAGATACTGTAACTTTGACCTTGACAGATGCCTCAGCAAATGTATTTAGTTTATTCAAAACCAAAGCTGTATCTGCCAATGAAACACTAGAATTACTATCGCAGCCTATAGTTCTTCAAGAAAGTGAAATAATAAAGGCAACTGCAGCCACAGGAAACAGGTTACATATTGTGCTTTCTGTGTTACAAATAAATAGGGAATAGATATGGCTTTTAAAGAAGAAGGATCAGTAGAATATATTGAAGTTGACGGTAAAAAAGTACCTGTCGTAAAATGTGAAGCTGAGATAGTATTAAGAAATAAAGAAACTAATTACGAATATAACTCAGACCAAGAAGCTGAAGATGATATTAACAACCCAGATACTGATACACAAAGAGAACACGTAACAAGATCTGTAAAAATTAAAGTAGCAAAGATGCCGGCGTTAGGCGCAGCGTCTGAAAAAGATGAGGACTAATGTCAATATTAGCAGCACCAAATTTTTATAATCAAGCAGACCAAAATATTTATAACCAAGGGTTTAGTTTTGTACCGCAAGAAAGATTTAGAGGTGGTGCATTTAATATACCTACTACAACAGAAGATAGTCCAACTGGTATTACTACTTTGCCTACAGCCATGAATATGAGTGGCGTCGGAAGTGGTGGCAGTGGAAATTTTTCTACCGATCAGCTACTTAAAAATTATACCTTAGATACAAGAAAACAATATTTTGGTAGTCAACCAACACCATTAGTAGATGATTTATATCAAAGTAAACTTGATAAGACTTTTATGGGTTTTCCAAGTTACAGACAACAAGAACTAACCGGTGCAGATATGGGTGAGTATATTGGATCTGATACAGATATTCCTTTAGAACAAACTACAGCAGGTAAAATTCAAAGTAGTTTAGGAAATGTAAAAGATACTGCTAGTGGTATAATGAATAATATAAAAAATTTTGGTCCTATAAGTATGATGCTTGGATCAGTGGATAAGTTTAATACACTATCACCATCTGACCAAGAATTTATAAAACAAAACATGGGTTACACTGGTCCAACAGTATTTGGTCCAAATGATTCTGGATTAAGCAAAGATATTTTTGGAATTAATACTAGATCTGCATTTGGTAATTATGCAGATTTTGTAAGTGAAAAAGCAACATCACTTGGTGACATGTTAAGTGGTAAAATGGCAGATAAATATGATGTTGAATTTGATCCTATAACAGGACAGTTTATAGGTAAAAATGCAGCGTATGCTAATAAAATGAATAAGATGAATTTAGCTAAGTATAACTACTACACACAAAAAGAAAAAGAACGTGTGGCCAATGAAAAATTAATGGCGGAAAAAGCAGCATTAGAATCTAGACTAGAATCACAAAAACAATATGATCCCGCTGTACATGGACCAAATAATTATGGATTAGGTAGTGACGGTCAACAATCTTTTGATACAGGACAAGGGTTTGGTGCTAATGCAACGACTGGTGGCCCAGTAAGTAATAGAACTGGTAGAGGAAGAACGGACTATATGGATGGAGGACTAGCAAATCTGGTCGATATATATGATTGATTATAACAATAAAACATTATACAAAGAGAATTTAGGCTAAAATATGACAATATCTAGAATGAATATGGAAAGACAATTACGTGCCGGTGGCGGAATCATGACATTAGAAGAACCTAGACAAGGTTATTTTTTAGGTAAGATTGTAAAAAAAGCTAAGCGTGCTGTAAAAAAAGTTGTTAAATCACCAGTAGGTAAACTTGCTTTATTAGGTGGTCTAGGTGCATATGCAGGAGGATTAGGTCCTTTTGCTAATTTAAAAGGTGCAGGTTTTTTGAGAGGAGCAGGTTCTGGCCTTTTGTCAGGATTACAAAGTAAAGAAGGCTTCTTAGGAACAATAGGAAATGTATTTAGAGTTGATGGTGATCCAACAAAAGGATTTAGTGGTTTAAGAATGTTAGGTGGCGGACTTGGAGCTGCTGCAATTGCTGCACCATTCTTAATGGGTGGTGATGAAGAAGAAGTAGAAGAAGAAACTCCATTTTCAGAAACACCAGAAAGTATTGCAAACATAGTAAATCAAGCTAGAAACCAAGATTCAAGTTTAAGATTTTTACCACCACCAAAATTTGTAAGAAATTTTTATGCTGCTGATGGTGGACTAGCTACTATGAGACCAGGATACAGTCAAGGTGAAATGGTTGAAGGTATTGAAACTGTAGCAGACGATGAAAACATGATGATGGCTGGTATGGGTAATGTTATGAAATTATTTGAAAGAGATTATGGTGGTTTTGATAGAGCAGGTTTTGAGGATATGTTAATTCAATATGAAGATAGTGGTGCTAAATCAAGAGGAATTAAATTAATGGATTTTGCAATAGAATTTTTAGGTATGGTTAAAAAAGATATACCAGTAATGGATACAGATAGAGTACAAGCAGCAGAAGGTGGTTTAATGGACATGGGCGGTCTAGAAAAAGATTATAGAGAAGGTGGCTTTGTGCCAATAGGTG